AAATCTTTATTTAAAAAGAAAAAAACATTTTTGTGAGGGTAGTTTCTACACAAAAAGCTCTATGAATAAATATTGAAGCTACTAACAATATAAAAAATATTAAAAACACATTACTTTTCAAATAGCTATTTATAATATAAGCAGCAAATAACGTTAATAGTGTATCAACCACAGCAATATTAAAAAATCTTAATGAATGCGCCCCTTGACCTACTTTTCCAAATATATCTCTATATTTACATAAACTCATATATATTATAAGAGTATAGTTAAAATATGTTTGTTTTAAAATATCAAAATAATGTTATATATTATAATGTTAACTGAAAAGTTATTTGGAATACTACATTACTTAATGGCTATAATAATACTATTGATTTTTATATTCTTACCATTAAAGTATGTTAAATATATAGCATGGATACCATTAGTAGTAGCGTTTAGTTGGATAATTTTTAATGGTTGTATAATAGATACTTTACACCACGAAAAAGCTAATTGTGGTGCTACTCTAACAGATAATATAACCCCTATTTTAGAATTATTTAACAAAACATTTGCAAATTATATATGTGAAAAATATTTAAAAAATACTAACAGACCAACTTATATTAGTTTTGCTTATTTTATACTACTTAAAACAATTGTATGTTATAGATTAATTTATAATATTGATTTTATTAAATTACAAAGCAAAGATGTTTAGCAATTCAACACCAAAATCCATAAAAAATATATATAATAAATATTTTTTTATATAAAGTCTACTTTCATTTTTCAATTAATTTAATGGCTTGGTCGCATGCAATTTGCTCGGCTTTTTTCTTAATCTTATGCTCTGCTTTTGTTAAAAACACTAATAATTTGTCTTGTTTTTCTAGTAATTCATGAATTGCTTTAAATGAACCTAATTTGTCAAAGTTAACAGCATTACTAATTTTGGCATTATGAATATTTTGTCCAAAGCAAATATAAAGTCCCATTACATATAATTTATCATTATCATCATCGTCATCAAGTCTAGGACTTCTTAACTCTACATAATCAGGAGTAATTTTGAACTCTTTTTGAATAATTACTTGAAGTTTATTTTTATAATTATCATCATTATTAATTAAATTAGTCCAATCTACATGCTTTTCAAATACATTTTCTACAAAAATTTGTGCCATTTGTAGTCCTGGACCACAATTAAATACATTTTCAAACCATCCATATTCATCTTTAATAGAAATGCGATTAAAATCTAAGAAAATAGCACCAATAAATGCTTCAAATAAGCAACCTAATTTTTTTAAATTATTGCGAATATTCTTATCTTCAGCGTGTCTAGAAATAATAAAATATTTATTTAACCCCATTTCAAGTGCTAATTTTCCAATATGCTCATTTTTAACTAAAGCAATCTTTTTTTCGGTCATAAATCCTTCATCGGCTTTAGGAAAACGTTTATATAAATAATATTTAGTAATAAGTTCCAAAACTCCATCACCAAGAAATTCTAGACGCTCATTTGATTTAGTTTTAAGTGGTAAACAATTTTCTGGTTTATCGGAAATAACAATATTGGCAATAGAATTTTCTAATTTAGGACGTTTTGTATAAGATTTATGAATAAATGCTCGCTTATATAATTCAATATTAAATGGTTTAGTAAAAATTCCGTATTTTGATAATAATTCTTGAACATTGGCAATACTAATTTCATTATTATTGCTATTATATGGATTAAAAATTAACTCTTCATTATCTAATTTTAAATGGTTAATGCTTGTTTGTAATTCATTGTCAGAATTAGATTCTTCATCGCTATTAACATCTTTTAAACAATTATTGTTATTTAATTTGACTTCACCACAAATCATAGTATTTCAAATAATATAATTATAAATTAATATATTTAAGACAATTTTAATTTTTATTATTTTTTCTATTTAATTATTTATTTTTTTACAATTTATTTATTTATTTTTTTTACAATTTATTTTTATTATTTAATTATTTTATTTAATAATAAAAAAAATAAAATAATAAGTATTATTATAAAAAGATGCCAGGTAAAAAAATTTCTAAATTCGGTAGCAACTTATATACAAACAATACACGCGTCTTTGGTTCAATGGCAGGTTTAAATTCAACCGTTGGTGTAAGACCAAATGTTACAGGAATAGTTGGTTACAAATACAATAATTTACCCAAAAATGCTTTAGCTAATGGTTGTGTGCGAAACGCAAATTCCACCAACAATAAAAGTTGCACACTATTTTTAGGTAAAAAAGCGACAACCTTATATAATCCAGTTCGCGACAGACATATACTGGGTTAATAAATTATTAGATTAATAAGTTACCAATAAATTACTATTATTAAACTATAAATAATACTAATTTAAATAATTTTTAATATACATTAATTAGTATAATAATTATGCAATTATTAATAGATTTACGAGAACCTAAAACATTAGTTGATTATATTATTTCTTTAAATGAAACATCAACTACTAAAATTACGATTGTCCAAAAAAATTTGACTATTGGTGATTATGTTTTTTATGATGAATTAAATACTAAAGAACTATTAATTATTGAGAGAAAATCTCTCTCTGATTTAGAAGCATCTATTAAAGATGGACGTTATAGTGAACAATCATTTAGGTTAAATGAATGTAGTTTACATAATCACAATATAATTTATTTATTAGAAGGAGCAATAATTAAGTACAATCCAAAATTTAGGAGTACATTATATTCATCATTGTTTTCTCTCAATTATTATAAAGGGTTTTCGGTTATTAATGTTTTAAATCAAACAGAAACGGGGGATATATTAATGGCTTTTGCTTCTAAGTTGTTAAGAGAAAATAAACCTGGATTTTATAATGATATAAGTAATAATGGCGAAAATAATAATATAAATTATATTAGCACACTTAAGACAACAAAAAAATCACATATAAATAGTAGTAATATATTTCAACTTATGTTAATGCAAATACCTGATATAAGTAGCGTTTCCGCATTAGCCTTAGCAAATGAATTTAAAAATATGGAAAATTTATTAAATGCTCTTAAAAGTAGTAATCTGGATAAGTTAGAAAATATAAAACTGGCAAGCGGGCGTAAAATAAATAAAAAAATAATTGCTTCATTAAAAGAAAATTTAGTTTAAATATTATTAAATTATATTATTACATATTATTATAATAATATATAATATATAATAATATAATAATATAATAATATAATATAATATATAATATATTATAAGCATATGCCTAGTAAAGAAGAAATAGAATCTTCTAGAATACCTACTAGCTTATTTTTATTAAGTACTATTTTATTAAGAGCAACAACTAGAACTACTTTAGAAGATAAGCATGAAGAAGAAGATGAAGAAGAAGATGAAGATAGAGAAGAAGTAGAAGCAGTAGAAAAAGGAGAACATGGAAAAGCAGTAGAAAAAGGAGAAGAAGGAGAACTACATAGAGAAGGAGATAGAAAAAGTGTAAGACCACCATTTCCAAAAGCTCGCTCAGCACCAGAACTACTAGCACCAGCACTAGCTAAAGCATCAGCTGAAGCACCATCGCCAGCACCAGCTGAAGCACCAGCCGAAGCACGAAGAATACCAATACTAGCATCACCAGCACCACCAGCATCATCAAGATTACTACTACCACCACAAACAAGACCACTAACACGTGCAAGAGCAGCGGCAGCAGAAGCAGCAAGATTATTACCAATAGCACCAGCACCAGCACCAGCACCAGCAGAAGCAGCAAGATTATTACCAATAGCACCAGCACCAGCACCAGCACCAGCAGAAGCAGCAAGATTATTACCAATAGCACCAGCACCAGCACCAGCACCAGCACCAGCATCAGCAGCAGGATTATTAACAACAATTCGTGAGGAAAGCAGAGGAAGCATAGAAAGCATAAGTGAAGAAAGAGAATTACAAGAATTATTATATAATTTAGACGCAAAATTTTTAGATAATGTAGAAATTTTAAAAATATTAAAAGCTATAGATACTATTATTGATACTGAAGATATTTCAAGCTTAGATAAAATAAATAAGACTTTACAACCCTATGGAATAACTATAACACCTGACAATATTAGTATAAATATAGCACAAGAAAAATAATTAAATATATATTATTGCCAACATAATATTATATATTTATAATATGAGTAAAAGTTATAATAAAACAAAATCATTAAAACTTCTTAGTAATCAAACAAAGAAAAATAAATTGTTAGTAAATAGTTATGTTAAAAAAATGTTTAATTTTTATAAACATATATTACAACTATTAGAAAAAGAACCACACATAGCACAAATTTTTAGTATAAAAAAAAATAGTACTATGCGTAATTTTTTAGTATATATATATGCACAATTTATTGAGGTTAATAAATTTATAAATACTTTAAATATAATAAAGTCACGAACAGAAACAAGTAATGTAAGCACAAAAATAAGCAATGTAATAGAAGACCATTTAAGTAAAAGTATATATATAGATAGTTCAATAATAACTTATATTAGCAATAATTTGAATAATTGTAAAATTATTAGTTATGAAAATATTATACATAATAAAAAATTTGTTTTAGATTTTATTGTTTATGATAAAATTAATATAAATAATTTGGATAAAATTGTAAAAAATATGTTAATTTTTTTACAAATATTAATAAAAATATCTAAAAATTTGAATAATGAAACAAATAAATGTTCAAAAGATGGAATTAGTATTACTTTTTTTTTAACACCTTTTTTAAAGAAATTAAATATTAGTAAAACCGAATCTGAAGCCAAAGAAATATTAGGAGCAAAAAATGTAAATAGTGGTTTTAATTATACTTGTTTAAATAGTGGTTTAATATTTATTTATAGAAAAGAAGACTTTTTCAAAGTGTTTGTTCACGAATCAGTTCATGGTTATGGAATAGATAGAGCACTTCATTTTAATTTTGCTAAAAATGAAGACTATAATAAATTTATAAATTTTTTTGCTTTTGCTAATAAACCTATAACTAATGTTGGTATAAATGAATCAGTAACAGAATTTTGGACATCACTATTATATTTATGTATTAATAGTTATCAAGATTCTAAAAATTTGTCTAGTTTTATTTACAATTTTGAGAGATTATACAAATTTGAATTGGTTCATGCTTTATATCAAATAAGTAAAATTCTTCATTACAATAATTTAACATATAATAGTTTTACTAATAACTCTAATTCAAATTATAGAGAAAATAGTCATATTTTTTCTTATTTTATAGTCAAAACAATGATGTTGCTAAATCATGAGCATATGTTAAATTCTCAATTATTTGATTTAAATAATTTACAACTTATTAAAACTGATGTACTTAGTAATAGTAATAGTAATAGTAATAGTAATAGTAATATTAATATTAATATTAAATTAAAGTCAGATGCTATAAGTATTAATAAATTATTTACTAATTTATATGACTATGCGAGAGATCCGTACTTTGTTAAAATAATGAATATTATTGAAATAGAACATATGAAACATTATAATAAATATATGAGCAGTTATGGTATTATTAAAACGCATAAGCAAACTAAAAATAACAATAAAAATAAGAATTTAACAATGCGTAAAATTACAACACGTAAACATAAAAGCAAAACTAACAACACATTACATATGCTAACTAATTTAAAAATGATGATTTATGATTATAATATATAATAAAAATATAAAAATAAACTAATAATAATAAACTAATAATAATAAACTAATAATAATATATGAATAATATTAATAATTTAAATAATTTAAATATTGATACTATGAATATAAACATTATTAAAAAGAAAAAATGTAACAATGAAACCGAATTAGTAGTTAAAAATAATATTTTAGAATATTATTTTAATTTACCTATTAAAAATAAAAAGACATTTATAAAAATAGTTGATGAAGATTTCAATGTACCCAATTATAAAGATTATAACAATTTATTAACAACAAATTATAGTGTTTCACAATTAAAGTTAATAGCAAAATACTATAAATTGAAAACTACTGGAAACAAAGAATATTTAAAAAAACGTCTATATAATTATTTATATTTTAGCCATAATATAATAAATATTCAAAAAATTGTGCGTTGTAATTTAACAAAAAAATATATTAAATTACATGGTCCGGGGTTTCATAATAAAACATTATGTTCTAATGATGTTGATTTTTGTACATTAGACAATTTAAATAATATTCCATATAATCAATTTATTAGTTTCAAAGACGATAATGAACACATATATGGTTTTGATGTATTATCTCTCTATAATTTGTTTATGAAAGTTACAAAAAATAATAAAACTAGAATGGCAAATGAATTAAATAGTAATAATTTATTAAATGTACAAAATCCTTTTACTAATATATATTTTTCATATAATGTTTTAAAGCAATTATTAGAATATATTCGACTAAGTAATTTATTAAAAATACATATTGATTTAAATTATGATGACTTAGCACATCTCTCAATAAATAAACAAGCCGAAATGAAAATTTTAACATTATTTCAAAGAATAGATAGTTTAGGAAATTATACAAATATTAAATGGTTTTTAGAACTTGATAAATATGGACTAATAAGATTTATAAGAGAATTAGTAGATATATGGAATTATAGAGCAAATTTAAGTCAAGAAACTAGAAGAGAAATTGTACCTCCACGTGGAAATCCTTTTTACGATGAACATATAAATGTAAATAATTTGCCACAATATAATTTTACACAAATTAGAAAATATAGTATTGCTATTATTGATTTAATGATAAATAAAGGAATCAATGAAAATTCTTGTTTGCTTGGAAGTTATTATGTATTATGTGCTTTAACAATGGTATCTAATGATGCGGCTAGTACTTTGCCTTGGTTATATGAAGCGGTTAATGTATAAAAATTTTTTAATATAATTTTTTAAATAATTTATTTAAAAAACTATAAATTATAAAATATAAATTATAAAATAAAAAAATAAAAAATTCGTTCATTTTTAACCCATTTTAGCATTTTAAAAATAATAATTTTTTATAATATATATTTATTAATAAAACAACTTAAAAGAAATTTTTTATTATAGATTATAAAAAAATGCCCTCGAACAAGAAAAAATCCGAACAAACAACCACACCAGTTGAAGCATCACCAGTTGTAGTTACTCCTGAACCAACCAAAAAATCAAAATCACCAAAACCAGTAATTGATCCAGTTGGCGAAGTCAAGACCGAAGAACCAAAACCAAAAGTCAGCAAGTCAACAAAAGTAAAGGCACAAGAAAGTGTTCAACCAGAAGTTCCAGTTGTAGCGTGTGAAATGGAAAATGTTGTTGTTGCCAGTGATGCTGTTGAATATTCTATTAGCACTGGATTTTCTGAATTTATTTCTAAATTTCAAAGTATGCTAACTAGTTTCAATGCACTAAAAACTGAACTACGCAGTCTAGAAAAAATTACTGTAAAACAGCTAAAGGTTGCCGAAAAACTAAGCAACAAAAAACGTCGCAAGGGCAATCGTGCCCCAAGTGGTTTTGTTAAACCATCACTAATTAGCGATGAACTTGCTAAGTTCTTAGATAAACCTTGTGGAACAGAAATGGCTCGTACTGATGTGACACGTGAAATCAATAAGTATATTCGTGCTAACAATCTTCAGGACAAAAGCAATGGACGCAAAATTAATCCAGACAAGCAACTAACTCAACTTCTAAAAATTGAAGATTCCGTAGATCTTACATATTTCAATCTTCAAAAATATATGGGACCCCATTTCCCTAAAGTAGTTAAAACTGAACCAGTAGCAGTAGCTTGAATGTAAAAATATAAAAATATAAAAATATAAAAATATAAAAATATAAAAAAAATTTATAATTATTTTAATACTTAATAATGCGTTAAATATTAAAATATAAATAAAAAATTGAAAATAAAAATATTTTAGTTTTTATTTTAAACCAAGTTCTAATCATAAGTTCTAATCATGATTATTAATTTAGCAAAGAATGCGTTTATAATTATGATTGCTTATGTTTTAATTTTTAATATGTTCATTAGTATTAAATACGCTTTAGAGTATATGTTGCTACCCAAAATAGTACCATTAATTTGGTTTCTAGTTGCTCTTCCTACACCATATTATGCAGCAATGTTAATAGCACCATTAATAAATTAATAAAAAGTGTAATATAAAATTTGTAAGTAAAAATATTTTTTTACATTTATTTTTTATACATAATAATTATTAGCAATAAATAAAAATAAAATAATAAAAATAAATGAAAAATAAATAAAAAAAAAAATTGATTTAAAAAAATAACAATATAATTATTAATATATTATAAACTTAATATGGCGACTATTGTATCTGGTGCTGCGTTCAATGCTTCCACTGATTTTGTGTATACGAAGCCCAAGTTAAATGCCAATAACGGCAAGTCTATTGGTATTCTTAACAAGCATAACATGAAGTCACTATATGTTAGTACACCTCTTATGTTAACATGGGGTGTTAATGAATATACAGATGACAAAACTGGAAAAAAGACATTTGATATGGCACTTCAATTTCCTAATCAGGAATATGATAATCCAGAATGCAGTGCGTTTCTTAAGAATATGCAAGAACTGGAAACTCGTATTAAGAGCGATGTAATTACTAATTGTAAAGAATGGCTAGGCAAGCCTAAAATGAGTTCAGATGCTGTTGACGCACTATGGAGCCCTATGCTAAAATATCCAAGGGATAAAGCAACAGAAGAACCTGACCATTCTCGTGCTCCATCATTAAAAGTTAAACTTCCTTATTGGGAAGGTGTATTTAAGGATGGTAATGATAGACTTGAAATTTATAGCGAATCTCAAGAGTTACTATTTCCAAATGATGATAATAATTCTATTACAGATTTTATTGTTAAGGGTTCAAGTGTAGCAACAATTATTAAATGCGGTGGTATTTGGGTTGCGAATGGAAAGTTTGGTGTTACATGGAAATTATTTCAAACAGTAGTTAAACCAAAGACTAGTCTAAGTGGAAAGTGTCATATTGTATTATCTGAAAAAGATAAGGAAAAGCTGGTTGCGCATGTAAATGATGATGATGATGATGAACCAGTAAAGATGGTTTCAAGTGTCACAGAAGTTCCTGACAGCGATGATGATGAAGTTGTACAAGAGAAAGTAAAGGAAGAGCTCAAGGAAGAAGTAAAGGAAGAAGTCAAGCAAGTAGATGTTGAAGATGCTCCAAAAAAGAAACGCATTGTAAAGAAGAAGTCTGACGAATAAAAAAGAAGTCGATTAAATAAAGAAGAATTTGACTAAATAAATAAAAATTAAAAATAACATAGCATAAGCATATTTTGTATATAATAAAAAATTCATATTTTTTTTATAAATTTTTTATTATAATTATTATTATTATTATTATTATTATTATTATTATGATAAATAAATATGAAAAATTATGTCACTTTTACAACTATTATCTAAAATATTATTAGTATTTATTTTAGCTAATCCTTGATGTTTTATACTATAAATTTGGTATTTGCTAAACGTTAATTTGTTAATAAGTATATTAAAACTATGATCTTCAATATTAATAGTTATATTAGTATCACTATTTAATAAATCTATTATGTTACTAAATGTATTAGTATAAGTATAATGAATATTATTATCATTATCTAATACAATATTACTATCTAATAAAGGATCAATTTTTATAATATTATTTTCAAAATTTAATTCATTATGCCATAAAGGAATATAAATAATATCATCATTTATTATTAGTTTATAAACATCACTATTAAGTAAATTAACAATATTAGGTGTTAAAATATAAATATTATATTTTGATAATTTCTCTTGTAATATTGTTTCAATAGTTGTTATAATAGTATGTGATAGTGTATTATTTTCACAAACACACTCTTTTTTGTATTTTAACAAAAAAATATATAAATCTTCTAAAATAGCTATAGAAAAATTATCAAGCAAATTTATTAAAATACTTTGAATGTGACTATTAGCATAATGTTTAATATTATTAATATTTTCTTCCAAATTAATAGAATCACTATTATTTGAGTAATATTTTGTAATAAAATTAATAAAATTTAAAATATAATAATTATAATTATTATCATTTGTATTATTATTATTTATATCATCAAAAGTACAATCATCTTTACTAATATTTATTAATTCTTTTAAAGTATTATATGCTTCATTTATATTTTGAAAAACTAATGTTGCTTTTTCATTGTTAATATTTTTATCTGGATGATATATTAAACATTGTATGTGATAATGTTTTTTTAATTCATTATGACTAATATTTTTAATATTATAAATACTATAATTTGTAATATTTAAAATCTCAATGGCTTTATTTATTTTCATGTATCAACTCTATTAAATATAATGTAAAACTTTCTAAATGAAAAATAGGTCTATAATTATTGTTATAATTTTTAAAAAAAATTAAACTATTATAAATTAAATCACTTATTTTATTATTGACTATTAATTCCTTTTGTATTAGTGTTTTTATTATATAATAAAAGCACTCATGACAATTTAAATGATATATTAATATATCATATAATAAAGTGCGAATATTTTTAATATTATAATTAACACTAGTTATAAGTTCTATGTATGTATCACATATAGATTTATAATTCTCAATAAATTGTAAATTATTTGAAATATCTAAATGACTAAAAATATTTGGGTTATTTACTTTATGACATATTTGTTTTATTAAATCAGTATTATTTGTATTATTTGTAGTTAAATATTTGAAAAATTGTTTGTTATTTTTATTACATAATCCTTGTATAGTTTTTTTATTTAATTTTGAAAAATATAAAATTTTACACATATTTATTATTTTATGTGGTATAAAACTTATACTTTCTGTTATAATAATATATTTAATAGTTAAAGATGAAAATAACTCTTTTTGCATATAATTATATAGTAAATCTAGCAAATCATAATTAATTTTATCAAAATTACGAAAAACAATATATCCTTTTTTATTACATGATGAAGCAATTGAATTATATATAATAGTATATATATCATTCCAAGAAGATTTACTATTGTATATGAAATTTTCTACATCTATTTCATAATGTATATCACTGATTTTTATATAAAAATCTGTTTTTACTAAATTAATATGTAATTTTTTCTCATATTTTAAATTACTTGGACTAAAATGTTGTAAAAGTTTTAACGCATTTTTATATTTATATGAACACGAAGGTCCATAAAAAATATAATTAGTAAAATTGTCATTGTTTATAGTATCACTATTTACGTTGTCATTATTTATAGTATTACTATTTACGTTGTCATTATTTATAGTATCACTATTTACACTAGTTTTTATAATTTGTAATAATTCTTTATTAAAATTATAGCCACTATTTTCATTTATGATTTCAATATAATTTTTTTTTAAATTCATAATTTTATAATATTTATTAATAATTATAATTAGTAATAATAGTTTTAAATATTTAAAAAACTATAATACATTTTAAATCAATTATTGTTAATATATAAAACAATAATTAGTATTTTTATTAAGTATAGTAATTTTATAATATGATTTGTGAAAATTTAAAGAGTCTTGATTATAATGCTATAATAATTAATGAACCAATAAAAAATAGTGTTCTACAATACAATTATTTTTATAAATTACTATATTCTACAAATATAGTAGTATTAACTAGTATATTTATATTATTTGAATTAAATAATGTAATACTTGAAAATGATAAAGCACTATTTAATAAAAATACAACCAATGATAATGTTTTTAACAAACTTAATCAATTAGAAGAATATTTATTAAATTTAATTAACAATTCAAAAACAAAATTATATAAATTTAAAGAATTACATGAAAACCAATATTTCAAATATTCATTATTTGACGATATTGAGAAATTTAATAATTATAAATATGTTAATACTTTAGATGAGAAAAATAACAAATTTATATTAAAAATATCCGGTATATGGGAATCAAAAGAAAATATAGGATTAACATTTAAAATTATTATTGCAAATAAATATATTAAATTTACTTGAGTTGAACTTCATCTGTTGAAAAAAATGCTAAACTAATATGAATCATGAATATAAATATAAAATTTAAAACACATAATACATATGTTATGTTTTTAGATAATTCTATTTTATTAGCAATATCTGGTCTATTGTTGTCATTTAAAATATTATTAAATAAATATGTACTTATTAAAATTATTTGAACTATTATTAAAAATGATGACATAAATGAATATGTATGATAATCACGAGTAACTTTATCAGTATTTATTCTAGTAAAATATGAAAAATTTAAAAATATTGTATACATAATTACAAATAAAGTTAAAACAATAGGAAGTGTGTTTAAAAGTGAAATTCCTATAAAACTAGCATCTTTAGTTATTTCTTTTTCAGCTTTAAATATTTTATTTGACATATTTACTCCCATAAATACCATAATACTTAACGCAATAGCTGTTAAACCATAACCCCATATTGTAGATGACGCAGGACCCATATTTCCTAATCTAGTATAATTTTCAGAAAAAAATAATTTTATAATAATTCCTATACAAGCTAAAACTACAATATTTAGTAGATCTAAATGATTATTATGAGACAAACCAAATCCAAATATACCTTGTGATTTGTCTTTCCTTGAAAATTCGGATTCAGGTGTAGACATAATTATATGTAATTAATATATATTAATATTATTACTTAATACTTATAATTTTAAAAAATAATAAATATTTGTAAATATAAGTTATTAAATATAAGTTATTAAATATATATATATTTTATAAATATAACTATAAAATATATACTATGAATCATAATCATCCATTAATAAAGACAAGTCATAATTTTGTTTTAGACAGAAAGGTATTATTTATTGATAGTAATGATCGAGATATTGAACGTTGGCCAAGTGCTTCAGAATTTGAAATAAATTGTCCTCAAAATTACACTAATGTTGAATCATTGCGATTATCTAGCATTATGTTGCCTAATTTTTTTTATAATATAAGCGAGCAATTGCGAACAAATAAAATGATTGTCGAATTAAGCGGAACTCATTATAATATTAAGTTAGATGATGGTTATTATAATTATACTCAATTAGCAACAGCTTTACAAAGTAAATTACAAGTACAACAACCTAATTTTAGTGTTAATTATAATTCTGTTAATCGCAAATTTACTTTTATTGATTCATCAAACCAATTTGCATTCAGATTTGATTTACCTAATAGTTATAATTGTGCTAAAGATAACTATAAAACAGATGTTTATGCTCAACATAGTAATTGGGGTTTAGGTTATATTTTAGGTTTTGATAAAAAAATATACACTGATTCTAGTAATACTATAGTTTCTCCTAATCCAAGCGATTTAGAGCAAAATAAATGTATATATATTGAATTAGAAAAATACAATAAATGTGATGAAATTAAACCTTTTTTATATTATAATTATAATAATGCTAATTCAGGTATAGTAAATTCAGCATTTGCTAAAATTCCTATTTATTCATTTCAAGACAATAAAGGTTTAGTAAATGATGGATATTTTGAAAACATTAGTTATTATCAACCACCAATTGATAAAATAGCTAAACTTAAACTAAAATTTAGATATCATAATGGTATGTTGGTTGACTTTCACAATTTTAATGTTTCTTTATCATTAGAAATTAATCAAATTCGTAATGAAATGAATAATTATGAAGTCAGAACTCCATATAAAGTCTGTAACTCGTAAAATTTTTATCATAAATTTTTATATTAAAGATTGTTTTCTCTAATATAGCAAGTTTCGCATAATGGAATATATTCACTAGTTCCTATTAAAATTTGAAAATAACTAGCATTATTAACTACGCGGTGACTATAGCACGACGCTCCGCCACATTTAGCACATTTTCCAGTCATTTTAAATATTTTTGTTGCTTTAGTTACTAGTTCCATCATTGTACCAAATTTTTGCCGTTTATAATCTAAATCAATACCACATAATATAACATTTTTTCCTAATGTCTCATTTAAATATAAAACACTTGTAAATATTGTTTCAAAAAACTGGGCTTCATTTATAAAAATATGATCTGCGTTAGCAATTATTTCTTTTGTTGGACTATTTTTAATAAAATCATCTAGATTTATAATGCTATAACAATCAATAGCTAATCCATCATGTGAAATAATTTTATTTTTTCCATAACGTGTATCTAATTCATAATTAATAGCAATACAATTTTTATTTTTGGTCATTGTTGTTTTATAAAGTTCAATTAATTTTGTAGTTTTACCAGAAAACATTGGTCCATAAATCAATGTAATACTCATAGTTATGTGTTTATTTATAATATTATAAATTTTATAATTTTATAACATATTTCAATTTTAATTAACAAATTAAAAAAAAATTCGTTCTTATATAAAATATTTATATATTATAGAAATGGAGTGGACAGACGACATTGACAACGTATTAAATAATATTAGGATCAATTGTGTTATTTTGAGCAATTTACATAAGCAACGCTATTTTGAATTACAATCATCACTCAAATATTACAGAATGCCAGTGATTATATTAAATGGTATAAATAGCATATTTGCTGTAGGTCTTCAACCATATATATATCAAGGAACAATTAGT